TGAAGAACAAAAAAAAGAAAATAAAAAAAAGAAGACTAGAAAAAAAAAGACATCAGAAAAAGAAGAGAAAGAAAAAAGTAAAAAGAAAAAACGTGAGAAGAAACCAATTAAAGCTCAAAATTTACTGGAAGAAAAGAATAAATTAGAAAGAACATTTACTCTTGCAGTTCCTGGCATTCCTATTTTAAGAGCCGGAGATTTAGTAAAAATTGAAAAAAATGCAACTGGAATAACAGGAGTATTTGAAGTGAAAAGTGTAAATCATAATTTTTCTCAAAAATATTCACTTGCTGGGATAAATATTTATTTTATGAGCTTAACTTTAGAATATGTGGAGGGAATAAAAGATGAATGATAAAGTAATGGAGAGTGATGAAGCAAAACATGAGGAGCCTAATAAAGCATACGATAGTTTAGCTAAGACTTTAAAAGAAAAATTTTCTAATCCAGACTGGAACGGACCTTTTTTAGGAACTGTTGTAAGTGCTCCACCTGATTTAAAAGTCCAAATTGATGAAAAAATCATTTTAAATAAAGATAAAATAATAGTTGCTTGGGAAAAAGTAAAAGGATATACCAGACAATTTAAAGAAAACGGCAACATCAAAATTGAAATTGAAGAAATAAATATAAATGATGGGGCAAACAAAGATAGCGGAGGAAATATTCACAATAAAATCATTGCTACAGGAAAACTTAAAGGAACATATGAAGCAGATGGTAGCAATGAATGGACTGATGAACTTAAAGAAGGGGACAAAGTTATATTGAATGAATTTAAAAATCAAAAAAAATTTTATTTAGTTGATAAAGCTTATCAATATTAGAAAAATATGATATAATATTTTTGTATAAAGAGACCAAGAGTCCAGTTTCGTGAAAACGAACTGGACTTTTTTATTTATTGTCAGTCATGACTGATAATAGAATGAAAGGAAATAAAATGAGCTTACCTAATTCTATGTTAAGCAATATGGAGACATATAAAAGTACTGAAATAAGCAAGTCCGAGGATAATAATCTCCGATTCGATTTAAAATGGAATTTTAAAAAAAATGATTTTGATTATGATGAAAAGGGCTCTCCAATACTTTTAAAAACAAAAAAAGAAATAGTAAAGCAATGGATTTTAAAATGCCTTATTGTTACTAAAAATGCTTGGCGAATTTATTATAAAGACAATAAAAATTTCGGTGTTGGAATACACAAGTATCGAGGAAGAAATCCTCAACTTGAAGAATTTATTATCTCTGAATTTAAAAGAGAAATAATTGAAGCTTTAAGAGAGCATAAATATATAAAAAATATTGAAAATTATTTTTCCATATTTGAATCAGATAAATTAGAATTTGAATTTGATGTTGTGCTAAATTCAGCAAAAAATGAAAAAATCAAAATAGATGAGGTGTTTGAATTTGGTAACTAGAGAAGAAATTGAAGATAATCAAAATGAAATAAATGAATTAACGGATGATATTTTTTCGAGGGAACACATGCGGTCATTTGAGAATTCCGTTGGAAGTTTTCCTCGGGAAATTGTCCGTGCATTTGTAACAGAACTATTAGTGCAGGAAGATTTATATGAAGAACTATCTGATAAATATAATGCAGCTACAGCCACGGGCTCAGATTTAGATAAAATATGTGAAGAAGACTACATTTTTAGATTAGCAGCAACTGAAGCAACAGGAACAGTAAAAATTTATGGAATACCAGGCACAATCATCCAAAAAGGATACCAGGTAACTAGTAAGAACAATATTTACAATATAGAAGAAACAAAAGAAATACCAGCAAATGGAGCTATAGGAACAACCACAGTCAGAATAAAATGCACAGAAGCAGGAACTGTCGGAAATGTTACCATTAATGAAATAAATTCTTTTGCTGTTTCCTATAGAGGATTAGAAAAAGTTGAAAATTTAGAAAACATCGAAAATGGAAAAGATGAAGAAACGGACGAAGAACTAAAAGAAAGAAGAAAAAGAATTTTATCTAAAATTTCAGCAAATTATAATGCAGCAATGTTAGAAAAAATGATACTTGAAAATTTTAGTGGACTAAAAAAAGTAAAAATAGTACCACGATTTAATGGTAAAGGTACTGTAAAAATAGTTGTTATCGGGAAAAGTAACAATGTTATTGAAACTAATGAATTAAATAGAATAAAAACATTTTTAGATAATGAAATAATTACAGATGCAGAATTTACTGTTAATTCTGTACAGGATAAACAAATTACAGTAACACTAGAAGCAATTTTAAACAGAGAATATGATGAACAAAATGCAATTGAACTTACTAAAAGTACATTAAATCAAGTCTTTCTGGATAAATTGTTTGAAGAAAATAGAATTTATTACGCAGAAATTATTGAAAAACTGCTTACAGTAAAAGCATTTAAGAAAATTTCTAATATTGATATAAATAATACAAAAGAAGATATTATATTAACAGATGAAGATCTTGTAAGTATTTCAAATGTTAATATAAAAGCTTTGGATTAGGAGGAAAAATGAGCGGATTTACTTTATCTGCCAAGGCACAAATTTTAAATAATATGCTAGCAAACAAAACATTCTATGCAGGATTATTAACAAGTTTTTCTACATTGCCTTCCGGAGCAGAAAATGCAGTTGAACTTGTTGCTGCTTCTTATAGCAGAAGGGCTATAAATTTTCTTACCACTACATCAAACGAAACCAGTAATGTTGCTTCTGTTAAATTTCCGGAAGCAAGGGAAGACTGGGGGAAAGTAATTGGAATTGGAATATATGACTCTATAACTGGAGGAAATCTTATAAACTATGCTCTTTTTGATGCTAGAGATGAAGTAATAATACACGCATTAATGCAGTATGAAATAGCAAAAAATTTCTATGTTATAGGACTTAGAAATTAATGTCAAAAAATGTGCATCAGAAATCCGGAAATTATATTAAAGAAAATTTTACAGTTTCTGAATTACAAAATTTTTATATAAGAGATTTTGTAAATGATGGCCGTACTCAAGAGTACAGTTTAATCAAAATTAATGCTAAACAGATGAATTTTGTTAAGCACGTTAATAAATTGAGAGAACTGAAAGTAAAAGATCTGTTGCAATTTAGAGTAAAAGACTTTGCTTTTTATAATATAGATGAAGACTATGTTAAATTTACTCAGAAGATTCAAGAAAAAACATTTCCTTTACTTTTATCTTTAGATAAAGATTATGCATTGATTTTATATAATATTGCAAAGAATGATTATTATAACAGCATGTTAACGTCCCTACCTGGAATTTTTCAATCAGCTAAATTAATACAATCCATTTTTCATTTTGCTGATGAAGAATTGAAAAAATTAGAATTTTCAATAGATTCTGCTGTAAAAAATAGAAGATTTTTAACAGCCAGATCAGAAAAATTGGAAAAATTTGAAGAGGATTATGCATTAATTTCAAGCAAAAATTTATCTACAATTTTTAGACTGAATAGAATTATTTCAAAAAGAATGCTAAGAGCTTCAGCGAAATTAAATGATATAAAAGAAACTATGAAATTATATTTTATCTACAATGAAAATACGACTATCACAAATGATAAGAAAAATTTTCAATATATTGTTGATTTTCACTCAGAAAGAGTTGACAAAGAATATCTAAATTACTGGTTGGACTTGATTTATGAAGTAATTCCTGCCTGGTATGAAATTAAAATTATATATTAATTTTATTGTCAGTCATGACTGATAATAAAATGGAAAGGTATAAAGTGAAAAAAGCTATTAAAGATTTAGTAAAAAACATAAACGAAACTACTCCTATTCCAATTGTTACAGAAGATGATATTTTTGAGTTATTTCAGCTAGATTCTATTGCTGACTTAAGAAAAGTTTCAAGAAACTTCCTGAAATTATCAAAAATTTTAGATTATTTTTCTACAGCAACAGAAATAGCTACATCAGAAAAAGAAGGAATTGTTAAATTTGGAATAGAAAATGGAAATGCAGTTGATGTAAAAGACTGGATTAAAGGGATAGGCGGAGTTATCGGCGGATATGTCTCTAAAGTAAGTAATAAAGAGGCTGGGAAATGGTATTTGAATGATTTAACAGATGGAAAAATCTATAAATGTATACAAAATCATACAAGTACAAGTTTTGACACAACAAAATATTTAGATATTTCCAATTATGGACTTTCGGATAAATTGGAAAATTTATACGAAATTGAAAGTCAGAAAATTCAAGTTGCAAATGGCGATGTAATTTTTACAAAAAAAGGAAAAACTGTGACTGTCATGGTCAGATTACAGAATGACGGAAATAATATTACTTTTCATGAAAATCAACAGTTGTTAGAGATACCTGCAAAGTTCCGTCCAGCTTTTCAAAGCCATGGATTTGAAGCTGCACTGGCTTCCTCTTCACTTACTCCGGGATTTAACGGGGCGACTAGAATGCAAATTAATCCGACAAATATAACAATATGGGGTGCTCACTTAGGACGTTTCAACGTACTTAAAGGCTCTGCAACATATTTTGTGGATTAATCTACAATATAGCTAACTGTAAATATTATACTTGCAGAATTGACAGTTGCACCTTTCCATTTTCCAATTCCACTAGCTTCAATATAAATTGTCCCATTTGAAATATTGTATTGTGAAGCGTTTACAGACAAAAACGTCTTTGGCTTGAAGCCATCAGGTACTTGGAAAATTACAGTGTTATCATTTATATTTCTCAAAGCATTACCACTGTCGAAAATAATAGTTACTATGTTACCACATTTTTGGACAATGTTACATGTAGTTCTCCCTTGTCCTATTGCTTCTGCATGGACATACAACTTTGTCTGTTGCACTTTGTATAAATTTTCCAATTTACTCACATAAGCTATACTTAAAAATAAAAGTATAGGAGTGATGTAAATGGAAAATAACAAGAACTGGAAGATTTACAAGGAATACTTAAATAGCTGTATAGCTAGGAACGAAGCAACAAAAAATACAACTTATAAGATTTACTCAAATAATATGAAACAATTTATTGATTATATTAAAAAATATGAAAATAATTGTTATTTGCTCAGTAAAGACACTATAAAAGTTATTGTAAGTATTTTAGAAAGATACATCCGTTACTGTAGAGAAATTAAAAATAATAACGCTCAGACTGTCAACAATAAGTTGACAGCTATATCCAGCTTTTATATCTGGGCTATGAAAAGAGAACTGATTAATACTCATCCTTTTCGGGAAAAGTTAGATCGATTAAAAGTGAGAGATATAGAAAAGAGACGGAATAGTTATTATTTAAGCTATACAGATATTTTAACAGTATCTTTAAAACTGGAAATGATTAATAAATTTGATCTGCAAGATAGATTAATATGGGAGTTATTGTTAGATAGTGGTTGCAGAATATCTGCATTACAAAGTATAAAAATATCTCAAATTGATTTAGAAAATGGAGTGATAAAAAATGTAAAAGAAAAAGAAAATAAACTTGTAGATTTAATATTTTTTGAAACAACAAAAAATATTCTAGAACAATTAATTAAATACCGGGAAAAAAATAAAATATCTTCAGAATATTTATTAGTGACAAAATATAGAAAGACATTTAACCAAATGTCAAAAAGTACAATCCGAGATAGAGTCAGAAAAATTGGAGAATTATTAGGGATTAAAAATTTATATCCACATACTTTAAGAAAAACGAGTATTAATCTACTTGCAAATATTGGAAACATAGATATTGCTTCTGAATTTGCCAATCATAATGGCGTGGATGTCACTAAAAAGCACTATATAAAAAAATTATCAGGAAAAGAAAAAAGAGAAAAAATTCTTGCTATCAGGAAAAGATTTTTAAAATAAGAAAGGATTGATAATATGGAACAAAAAATTTTTCTATATGATTCAAATGGAAATTTGCTAGGTGTCTATCTAGCTCCTTCAAAAGAAGATTTTTTAGCAGATATTTTGAAATATTGCTCAGAATATGAAGAAGGCGTTAATTATTGGACTTTTGAAGAAATAAAATATCCTATTATGAGAAATGGAAAAATAGAAGAAAAGACTTTAGATGAACTTATAAAAGAAGGAATAGTTTTTCTTAATGATGGAGAATTTTTAGAAAACAATGAAATTAAAAAAATAGAAAAGCCAAATAGTTACTCTGTCTGGAATAAAGATTCTAATGTTTGGATCGAAGATAAAGCAGAAAAACTTAAATATCTGAAAGAATTAAGATACCAAAAACAACAAGAGTTTGTTAAGTATAAAAAAGAACTGGAAGAAAAAGAAGAAGAAAAAACAGAATTTGAAAATTTAGGATTTGATGCAACAGAAACAGAAGAAAGAATAATAGAAATTAAGGCAGAAATGGATTTGCTAAAAACAGAAATATCAAAATTATCAAAAGATATCAAAAAAGTTGAAAAGGAAGTGTGATAAATGGAAAGATTTAACAAAATTTTTGAATATCTGCTACAAGTTGAAGGAGGTTATTCAAATGATCGGTATGACTCAGGTGGACAAACAACTTTTGGCATTATAGAAATAGAAGCTCGGCAATACGGATATAAAGGTCGAATGCGAAATATGCCTTTAGAAATAGCTAGAAATATATACAATAAAAAATATTATCATGGGAATAGATTAGATGAAATTAAAGATGATCGAATAGCATTATCAATATGTGACTGGATTGTTAACTCCGGGAATTGGGGAGCAAAAAAAGCACAGCAAGCTTTGAATGAACTTGCAGGAACTAATTTAGTAATAGATGGCAAAATTGGGAGCAAAACATTATTTGCCTTAAATAATGTTAATTCTGAAAGATTTCTTGAAATTTATCATGAATTACAAAGAAAATTCTATAGAAGCATAGTTGCAAATAGACCAACTCAAAAAGTTTTTTTACGAGGATGGTTAAACAGAGTTGATAGGAAAGAAAAATTTTTAAAAGAAAATTTTTAAATAATAAATAATTAAAAATAGGAGATGATACAGATGAAAATTTTTTTATTGCAAATTTTGAATGGAGCAGGTCAAAATGTCATTAATTTAGTTGGGGTAACAGCAGGAACTTATCTCATGACAATTTTTGGGAAAGCAATCCTCAAATTTTACAAATATTTAATAAATAAAAAAGTAGTTAAACTTGTTACTAAATTCATTCCCGCTGGGATAGCGTTTGGGGATATTTTGAAAGGAACAAAGCCAGATAATGAAGTCCTATTTCAGGCTGTTTTGAGGGTTCAAAATTTGGTTCTGCAAGCTTTTCCTTTACGCCTAAGAAGTACTGTAGCAAAATTATTAGATCCAAAAAGAATAGCTGATGAAATAGAAAGAGCATTAAATGAGGCTAAATCAGAGGGTTTAGCAAAAGCTCCAGTGACAGAAGAATAGGGGAAAAACTGGAGCAAAAAGCAGAACAAATATTAGAAAGAACAACTAATAAGATAACAGATAAAGCAATAGAAAAAGTGATAGAGACTGGAAAATTCTCTATCACTGATACTGATAAAAATAATTTTAATATAATCGATTACAAGAGAGATTATAATCATAGTAATATATATGCTGATCTTGCTTATAAAGATAATTTTCGAGGTAATAGAGAATTAATTGCGAGGGCAGGATTTATTTACTACCTAAACAAATAAACTTGGAGGCAATTAATGTTACAAGAATTGCAAGAAATCATAAACAATCATGGGCTTTTCATTATTCTATTTTTTAGCGGAGTCCTTTTTGGTGTAGTTTCTCAAAGAATTGTTGATAATAAACCAGTAAAGCCAATTTTTAAAAGAATTGCAATAGCTGGAATGACAATGTCAATTGCTCTTTCTCTGAATAAATTCATCGGACATCTTGAAGCTAAAATTCTTTATCCAATAAGTCCCGTTTTAGGTTTTTTCGGAGAAGCTATAGTAGAAACTATAAATCAAAAAAGATACGGAATTAGTACTGGATTTTTAGAATTACTATTAGAAAAGTTCGGATTTGTTAAAAAGCGGGGCGATAAAAATGAAAATATATCACAGAAGCCGTAAATTTTTAATCCTAATGCTTCTCCTGGTTTTTTTAAATTCAGTTATGACACTAAAGTTAAGAAGTCATCAAAGAAAAGAAAATTTATCAATGATAAAAACAGAATTAAAAAATAAATATCCTGAACAAGTTTTTCATTATATAGAGGAAAAATCTAAAAAAGAGGATATGTGGCTTTTAATTGGAACTAATATAGTTGTGTTAATCATGATAGTAGGATTTGATCGTTTTGGAATATTTGAAGAAACAGACGATACTGTAAGATCTAATACAGAAAAATTAAAAAAAAGAATAAGAATGTTTATTTGAAAAATAGTGATTTTAAAAGTCACTATTTTTTCTTATAAATTTAAATAGCAATTTTTATTTTACAAATTTGTAAAATTATTTTACTAAAACTGTTGACATTTTTCATAAAAAGTGATATAATAAAGTAAAATAGGAGAGGAAGGAATAAATATGAAAAACACAGGAGTTACAGATTTAGGAAAAAAACTTAGAAAAATCAGAATTGATAATGATGAAATTTCTTTTGATATGGCTAAAAAACTCGACATTTCTGTTTCATATTTATCAGCAATTGAAAACGGAAAAAGAAAAATTCCAAAAGACTTTGCAGAAAAACTTTTTAAAATTTATCAATTAAATGATATTATGAAAGAAAAAATTATGAACGCAATCATTGTTTATGAGGGTGAAATGAAAATAAGATTAGATTCATTGAATCAAGAGCAACAAAAGTTAAGTTTGTTATACGCTAGAAAAATTAACAGACTAAATTATAATCAAATTAAAAAAATAAAGGAGTATTTAAATGGAATCACTGAAGAATAATTCAAAAATCAAAGTGAAACCACGTTCCAGAAAAGATATAAGAAAAATTGTTAATACTCTAAAGGAACAGTGGGGGTTAAAAGGAAAAAAAATTGAAATTTTAAAGTTTTTAGAAATAATTGTTTCTTTAATAGGGTATAATTATGAAATTGTAGAAGATTCAGAACTTAAAACAAATTATGCTGAATTTGATTCAACAGCTAAAGTTATACGAATAAGAGAAAGTGTCTATAACGGAGCAGCTATAGGAAATACTAGAGATAGATTTACAGTAGCACATGAAATAGGACATATGCTATTACATTCCTTTATAAAGACTGATATAAAATTTTGCAGAGCCAACGAAGTTGTAAAACCTTATGAGGATATAGAATGGCAAGCTAATACTTTTGCAGCTGAACTTCTAGTTGATTCAGAGGATATAAAAAAGTTAACTGTAGAAGAAATTGTTGAAAAATATGGTGTATCTAAAATGGTCGCTGAAATACAAAAGAAATGTAGTTAATGGTGATATATAATTTTTTATATATAAAAAATAGTTAATTAAACGGCAATTTAATTAACTATGACAATCTTGATTTATAAAAGATTTTATGTTGTTTCTCTAAATTAATAATAACATATTATCTTTTGTTTTTCAAGAAATTTTGAAAAATAGGAGGTAAATATGCTAGCAATTACTATTGATGAAGCTAAAAAAATAGCAAGGATAGCAGGAACAATTCTTGAAAAAGAATACCGTGCCACTAATGACTTGGCTAAATCATTAGCTGCATCTGCTTTAAAATGCTTTGGTGATAGAGGAATTCCAAGTGCAGAAATTATAGAAATAGCTATAATGATAAAAACTGCTGGAACTAAAGTTTATTTCAAAAATGAAGTTATATTAGCTGAAGCAGTACTTAATTGTTATTATATCAATTAAGTATGGGAAGGGCTTTTTATGAAGTATTTTCATATCTAGCTCTTTTTTATTTTCTTTGAAAAAATAACTTGATTTTTTCAAAAAGTGTGTTATAATATTGACATGAAAGGAGAAATATTTTGATAAACGAGTATATAATAGACAAAAAAATAAGCCTTGCTGGCTAGAGCAAGACTTAGGTTCTTACAAAAAGTTCGAAAATTGTTATAATCTTCGTATATAGATTATAACAGAAGCTTTAAGAAAAAACAAGAAGTGGAGTGATCTATATGGAAAAAATAACAAAAGAAGATTTTGTTGAAGTAAAAGAAAATACATTTTCAAAAGCAATAAAACAAGTTGTTGAAATACTTAAAATTAAAAGTAAAATACAAAATTTTAGATTTTTAGCTCATAAAAATTATTTAGTTGTAGTTTCAGCAGAATTTAGAATGAATTTTGTATTTGATAAATATGAGGGAGAGTATTATGTAAAAGAACTTAGTTAGCTTTTGAAATTATAGGAGAAAAAATGGTTGAAGAGCATAAGAAAAAAGGTGGAAGAAGAGCTAATTCAGGAAGAAAACAGTTAAGTGATAAAGATAAAAGAATAAAAACATTTACTATTACGCTTACTGAAAAAGAAAGAGAATATGCAGTTGAAAAAATTGAGAAATATAAAAAATCAAAAAATTTGAAATCAAGAACAGAAGCTTTTCTGAAATTAATGGAAGAGCTTTAAAATCTTTATTTATTTTTATTATAATTATTAATATTATTAAGTAGAAGAAAACTCAATAATATCAGTAAATTGAAAAAAGGAATTACGAAAAATTTGGAGACAACTACGAAAAATTTGGAAAAAACTGCGAAAGATTTAGAATTTAACTGCGAAGAATTTGGAAAGTGCGAAACATTCGGAAGAATTAGCGGAGGTATTGGAAATATTAGATTAAAATCTTAAGAGAAATAGAACTGCGAAGAATTTGGAAAAACTACGAAAAATTCGGAGCTTTGAAAAATAAGAGCTTAAATTCTAGTAATAAAACTGCGAAGAATTTGGAAATATGGAAAAAGCTATAATTACGAAAGATTTGGAAAAATAATTGCAATAAATCTGGAGAGTGCAGAAATACTACTTTGAATTGAAGCAATTAAAGTACGAAGAATTCGGAGCAAGAAAAATGGAGAATAATAATGAAAAATAAAAAAGAAATGGTAACTTATCAGAACGAATTTGTAGATAAGTTTGTACTGGATTATAAGCAGAAGGAATTAGATCTGTTCTTTGCGATTATATTTCAGATGCAAAGAAATTCAAAGATAATAGAATTTCAGAAAGAAGATATAAAAAAATCGATAAAAACAAGCAATCTTACATCTGAAGATTTTACTAACCTGATAAAAAGTTTATCAAGACAATCAATCAGATATAAAACAATGGAACAAATAATTGATGAAGAAACAGGAAAAATTTTAGCAAATCCTGGGGCATTTGTTACAATCAATTTCTTTGATATGCTAATTGAAGAAGATGACAAAGTAACAATAAAAATAAAAAAAGAATTTCAAAAGTATTTCTTTGAAATTCAAGAAAATCTGGGATTTTCAAAGCACGAACTTCAGGATTTGATAAAGCTATCTTCCAGATACGAAAAATTACTGTTTATTCTTCTGAACAGATGGAAGACATTTAACAGGGTATTTTCAACAGATTTTGAAGAATTTAAAATAAAAATGAATATTCCAAAAAGTTATAAAAATAACGATGTTAAACGTATGATTGAGAAAGCTAAGACAAACATAGAAAAAAATACAAAAATAAAATTTGAATTTGAATTTGTAAAAAAAGGTAGAAAAGTAGAGAAGATAAATTTCTATATCTCAAACGCTTTAAGAGATATGCTCATAAAAGCTAAAGATGAGAATACAAAAGAAATTGAAAGAAGGGTAATTTTAGCAGGATTAAGGGCAAATGATATTGATATAGAAAATCTCGACTCTATAGATATTGACGAATTTTAAGGAGAAAATATGAAAAAAATAGTAATTGCAAATAATAAAGGTGGAGTAGGGAAAACCACAACAGTGTTTAATCTGGCTCACTATTATGCAAAAAAAGGCATGAGAACATTAATGATTGACACAGATCCTCAGTTAAATCTGACAATGAACTGTGGAGTAAATATCGAAGAGTTACATGCATCACTAGGTGATTATTTACTTGAAAGAGTTAACTCTTTTGAGCCTGAAGAAATAGAAGAAAATTTGCATTTGATAAGTGCTGGAGCAAATGCTGAAAAAGATATGAGTGATTTAAAAAGTCAAGGATTATACTATTATCAATTGCTCAACGACTTTTTAGATTATGTATCAGGATACTATGATATTGTTGTCATTGATACTGCTCCGGCATTTAATGCATACACAACTTCGGCAATTTATGCATCAAGTGTTTATCCAGTGTTAATACCAGGAATAAATGAACTGGCAGGATTGAATGCAACTATTGATTTTGCTAAAGAATTAGGAAAAGAAATATCCGGAATTATTTTAATAAAAAAAGAAAAGACAGCATTGTCAGATCAAGTTCAAGAACAATTAGAAAATGAATTTGAAGGAACACTTTTAAATAAAATAATCCGAAAGAATATATCTCTCGCGGAAAGTATAATAACACATCAGTCAATCTTTGATTATGCATCATCTTCAAATGGAGCAAAGGATTATAGTAAACTTGCTGAAGAAATATTGACGAGAGAGGGGATATAATGGCAAAGAAATTTAATTTAGGTATAAATAATAGCAACAGCAAAAAAGTTCCAACAGTGGCTAAAATAGAAAGTATTTTCGATATAAATTATGAAGAGCTGGAAGTTCCTGAAGAAGAAAAACAAATGCTTATAAAATATGAAAATGATATAAATTTTCATAGAGAAAAGACAATAGAACATATTTTTAAATTTTCAAGAGCGATATATGAAGCTAACCAGATTTTTGCAAAGCAAAGAGTAGGGACATTTGGAAAATGGATAGAAAAAATTGGAATTGATAGAGATAGTGCGAATGTAGCAATAAGAAGATACAGTTTATATTTAGAAGCTGAAGTAAAAGGGATAGAGGAACCTAAAAAGGTTTTATCTTTACCTAACAGAACGGTAAAAGCACTGACTGGCCAGAAAAAAGATTTTGAAGAAGCGGAGATAGTAGAAGTAATTACTGCAGAAAATCCAGGAGCAAAATTAAAAGAAATAGAAGAAAAAAAAGAAGCTGTAAAGTTATCAGATACTGAAGAAAAAAAAGCATTTTTGTTGAAAGAAAAAATTAGGAAACAACATCTTATAAAAAAACTTCAAGATGAGATAAAAGAGATAGAGGAGCAAATAAAGAAAATAGCAGATTAGCATTCGATTTGACACATATAAAATTATATGGTATACTTCAGTCAAAGTGTAATGCATGAAGCCTGAGGGTTTAAGTGCTAGCCCAATGTTACATGATGAAAGTCGTGATAATGTTGGGTCAATTTTTTTAAGGAGAAACATATGGCAGAAGAAAAAAGAAAAGAAAAAACTTTTAAAAGTTTTTTGGAACAAATTGAAGGACTGAAAAAGAAAAATTTGAAATTTAAAAACGAAGATTTTGCTTTGAACATATTAGAAAAAGTAAATTATTATTCATTAATAAATGGGTATAAAGATATTTTTTTAGATTCTAATTATATAAAGCAAAATGATGATGATCCAGATGAAAAATATAAAGAGGATACTTATTTTGAAGATATCTTTTATCTTTATTATTTTGATACAGAATTACGTAATGTTCTTCTTAGATTTATTTTTGAATTTGAAGAAAATATAAAAACAAAGATAGCTTATTATTTTACAGAAAAATTTAAAGAAAACAACAATGCTTATCTGGAAAAAAATAATTTTGACTATGAGGTTGAAGCATTGCAAAGTTCAATTGATAAATTAGTTAAAAAGTTGGAAAAAACTATTGAAAAACAAAAATCAATCAGAAATTCAAGAATAAATCATTACAGTACTTATTATAATACAATTCCATTATGGGTATTAATGCCACAATTAGATTTTGGCACAACTTCATTTTTCTTTAGATGTTGTACTAAGGATATACAATCAAAAGTGGCAAAGCATTTAAAAGAAGATTTTTCAAAAAATTATCCAGGAATAAATAAAGATTTTGTATTTACAGCTGAAGCATTAGTAAATATAATGTTCTTTATTAACAGTTTCAGAAATATTTGTGCTCACAATGAAAGAGCTTACAATCATGTCCATAGAAAAAATACTATAAATACAACTATTTTACATAATCATTTGAATTTGAAATTTAAATATAGTGTATTTGATTTAATACTAGTTTTAAAAATTTTTATGGATCCGCTTAAATATAATTTTGCTTTTAAAAATTTAATTGAGTCACCTTTAGCTTTTCTTAATGTAAATTTAGGAGAAGAAAGGTTTATTAAAATCATGAAAAAAATGAAATTTCCAATAAAATGGGAAGATATTTTAGATATGAAATTGGATTCTTATAAACAATTTTACAATAGATAATGAAGATAATATAAGTGGCCATAAAATAAGCCACTTTTTTATTTTTTCTTCTTAAGAGCAAATAATTTTATTCAAAAGAGAAAAAAATTGAAAAAATAAATTTATAAGGTATACTGTAATGAAGGAGATGATGAAATTGTTTAATGCTTTTGAAAAAAAGAAATTAATAGGAGGAGTAATTAAGTATCACAATTTAGAGGATTGGTGGTTCAATGAACTGACAGATGAAGAAAGAAATGTCTTGTTAGATATAGTCGGAAATGGGCTCATAGAAGGGGAAGTAAAACGTGATAAATATGATTTTCCTGCTCTTTTTTTAGGAAATTATGTAAGTAATGTTGCGAGTAGAGGATTATTACCTTTTGCAAAAAAAATGATAAGAAAAACATATGAAATATGGGATAGAAGAATAGATTTAGAAGACATGCATTTCTTGTTAACTGTCTGGATAAGAGATTTATATATATTTAAAGAAGATATAGAAATTTATGGTTATTTAATAAGATGGTGCAGAGCTTCAATTATAATATCTGATTCAGTAGCCCGTTTAATATTAAATAGAGATAGAGCCTATGAAAGACTAATTTCAGATATTAATTATGAAAGTCATGGAGATAGCTTTATAAAGCGTAATCTTGAAATGCACAAAGAAACCTTAGAAAGAATAAAAGAGCAAGAGCTATTTTCACATATAGGTTTTCAAAAGTTTGCTGAATTACATGCAGAAAGAGGAAATTATGATGAAGCAATAAAAATATTGGAAGAAGCAGAAAAACAAGGATGGAATGGAAATTGGAAGTTAATGATAGAAGAAATAGAAAAAGAAAAGAAAAATTTTAAAAGGGGCTGTCTCAAAATGGTTAAAATTTTGAGTTCAGCTTCTATTTTTTTTGTTCAAATTAAAAACTCTCTAATTT